CTTCTTCTTCTTCTTCTTCTTCACGCAAGTATGTCTCTTTTAGTGTCTTCTTTTTGGTCACGTCGTGACTCACCCTTCTCTTTGGAATTCAAGAGGCTTTCTCTCGCCAGCATCTGACGGACCAGACCCTGTTGCTGCCCTAAGAAACATGGAGGCATTAAAGTTAGGGTTTGTACGCTCAAGTGCATAAACAAATGCCTGAACAAGAGGGCCTGGCGCATTGTTGTCTCTTAGGACGTCCGCAATTAGTTGATAATGCTGACGAGTCATCTTGGCGCCTTCGGCCATTAGCTCTTCTTCAACAACCACCTTGACGGCTTCTTGTAATTGTTTCTTTGTGATCTTCACGTGATTATCCTTTGTATCTGTTTTTAAGTAGGGAATTGAAAATGTTATTATAGAATCTCTTGGCTTTTCCTGCGGTTTCTGCGTCTTCACCAGCTAGGTGGTCTATATACATCTCCACACCCATGGTGTCACCGCTTCTGAATGGGTCCAGATCCCGGTTCTTGTTAAACAAAGTCTGCATGGTCATGTCTGCTTCTGAAGGTCCCTTGCTAGACCTAGAAGTAGCTAGCGCAAACCTTGCAATGCGCTCTAGTTGGTCATGAAGCTCTGGGTTGCGCCTGAGAATGTCATGATAGTAGTTCTCGGCCTCTTCTTTGTCAATCTCTGTGACAAGATAGACTTCAGACAGTTTGCGACCCCTTGGTGTCTTTGCTTCAATCGTTGCTAGCTTTTGATAGTAAAACGGATCTTCTGTGAGATGGTCCATCGCAATCTCTCTAGCAAGATCTGGATTGTCTGTGTGTTCAAGCTCCACCTTGATGCCTCGACTTAGTTCTCTTTGGTCGAAGTCCTCTGGCTTCTTCTCGTCCGCAAGACCGCCCGAGAGCATGTCTTCGGCGTAGTAAACTTCTTTGAGCATAAGGACGGCCATGGGGTTAAATAGTGCGTTAAAGATTTAGTTTGTCATGTTCTTTCTTGTGGCAAGATTTACAAAGAACCACACCGGATACGTCGTTGTTTATGTGATAATCGGCAACTTCGTCAGCAATCTTCATTTTTAACTTCATGAGTTTGATATCATTCTTGGCGACGGGCATTGAAAGAGTTTTTTCCCATTTGTTCAACACGGCAATTTTTCTTAAAATGTCAGAAAAAGTTTCCTGATCATGATGTACATGTAAGTCTTTGATTTCATCGCACTTGGTACATTTAAAACTGGCATGTTGAAGTTTGACTTTAACCCAACCTCTGTAATAAGGAGGGTACGACCTACACACATTCACCAAAGCTGACGTTCCTCCGTTCCATTGTGAATGGTCTTTGCCATAAAGAGTGGGCACTGTACCATCAAGCCTTCCTTTTTTCATTCTCTGAGAACGCTTTCTAAGCTCTTCTTCATTCTCAGAGATGCTAGCGGCCATATTGGCAATTCTTTGATCACTCTCTTTTGTAAGTCCCTTGTTCCATGCTTCACCAGTTTCTTTGCTAGCAAATGGCTTCCACGTCCCGTCCTTGATCATCTTACGTCGTGTGCTAGCAGAATTCTCTTGAGCTTTCTTTGTCACAAAGTTGTTTTTAACACGGGAAATATGACCATGTTTATACTCTGAATATCCACGGCCTGCGTCCAAAAATTTTGTCGGTTCTTTGCACCCACAAGCGCATGTTGGCGCTTCCGTCAAATTGTTTAAAGCAAGATAAAGCGTTTCAGACGGCTCAGCATGGCCACGTCGCCAATGTTTGGCTAGAGATACGATGTTGTCATATTCTTTATCGCAATTTTCTTTTGGGCATTTATAGACGTTGCTTTGACTTGACATAAAAAACTCCTTGTACATCGGTTAAGACATACAAGGAGTATAACGTGTTTTGCTATCAATGTGAACAGATAATGTGGTCTTTTCTAGTTCAACCACATTATCGAAGCACGTCAATACTGAAGTACGACGTTGTCAAAGCGGATCGTCAGAGTAATCTCTGCAAGGTCTGCTGTGCTGTCATAGCCTAGCTCGCCAAAGTTAGACTCAGGCAGCCACGCTCCCTTGATGTCCCAGAGCTGTACGACCGTACCTACAGGGTCTAGCATCTTGATTTGAATGTCACGCTTGTAGAAGTCTGCGTAGCCTGCACGGCCAGAAACTGACTCAAACGTAAGGCGTAGCCACTCCATGACCTGTTGTGCGCCTGCGGGAGCAATCGGATCGTGTAGTGTTACGTTGATTGTTCCAAATGTAGTCTTACCAGCAAGATAGCGTGTGCTGTTGATCCAGTTGATCGGGACTTCTTCTGTTGTCCACGTCGGCCGGCCTGCTGTCTTAATGATGAATGAATCGATGCCCTCGATCGCAAACAGAAACCTACGTTTGGTTAACGGCTCAAACTTTGTAGGTAACATGTCTGTAACTGATAGTGTCTCTGCCATGGTTTATCCTTGAATCTTTCTATAAGTAGAGGGGGAAATAGAATTTATCCTTGTCTTCTTATGCTAGTTCCCGCCAGCCCAAAGAGCCGAGATATGACTTGGAGCCCGCATCTACGTTCTCTACGGTCAAAACTAGTTCGTCTGTGTTGTCGTCTATCCTATCTTCGTGTTTTTCCGTATTCACGGACAAGGCGTTCTAGGTCATAAACTTGAAGAGTCTCTCCCTGGTGCTTGTTAACAATGTCCTGGGCCATGGCAAGAGCTTCTTCATTTGAAACATCTGCGGGATCTACAACGAAGTCAAGAAGCTGAGCTGCAAGACGGTTGGCGTCGCCAATCATGACTTCACGTTCCATGTGTCTGTTGGCGTCAAAGTCATAGCCCATACCACGGACTCCGGGATGCTTACCTGCACGCCTGCTCCAACTGTCTTCGTCCATTGCATCTTCTAGAACTGAATTTGTGTTGTGCTCATCGATGTCGCCAGAACCTGCAGTCTCATATGCAGCGTTCATGAAAGCGGTTTCAAATCTGTCTACGTATTCGCCCAGAATCTTCTTGAGATACTGTTGCAGCTCTTCGATATCTTTTCGGTCTCTAAAGAAGTTGTCCCAACGGCCGTCCCAAATGCCTACACCTTCTCCACGAAGGGTCATCAAGACATTGTATCCAGCTTCGCCAGCGTCAATTAGGTCATAAGCATCAACTCCAGGCATCATTGCATCGGGATGCTTTTCAACCCAGTGTGTCAGAACGGCGTCTAGAACGTGTTCAAACTCGTCGGCAAGCTTTTCAACTTCTGGAGTGACTTCAACTTCGCCTTCAAGCTCTGCTGACTCTCTAGCCATGTCAATTAGTTCACCAAGAGTATCTAGATCTAGGCTTTCTTTGACTGTTGTCTTTCCTGTAAGGGCTTCTTCAACAACAGAGTTCGTGTCTAGACCTTCGTCAACCTTCTTAGATTCACGCTTATCTTGTTGTCTACGAGACTTCTTGGATTCGCCCTTGGCGTCCTTCTTGTGACCCCAATAGGCTCCTTTGCCTTTTTTGGCACCAGAGTGTTCTGTTTTTTTATCTTTTCCAGCCATGTCTTTTAAACTTCTTCTATTGCATCTTCTAAAATAGCACCCGTGTCTAGATCAATTTCTTCTTTTCTAGGCATGTCCATCACCGTTCTGTTTAGAGCCGGATTTTTCTTCTTTTGTGGTCTGGGAACAGCTCCCGCAGTTGACTGAGGAAGGTTTGTTTGTCTCTTGCCAAGATCCATGCCGCTCTCTCCAAAGGGATCGTGTCCCAGCATTTGCTCTAGACGGTCTGCTAACCAAATACCTGGGTCTCCTTCTCGGGCCTTTTGAATGCCATAAGGCATCTCGTCACGAAAGAAGTCGTAGAGATCTGACATGACATCTTGCGGAAGGTCATACATGTCTGTGCTACCGCTTTGCACCCAATTCTTAACAGCTTTCATGCGTTTGTGACCCAACACTTTGTATAAGTCAGACAGGTCCACAGGCTGGCCCAGAGATTCGAGTACAATTTTCCGCACAACTTTTTCAAGTTGCTTTTTTTGAATTTTCATCTTTTCTCTCTCTACTGCTACCGAGGGCCGCTAATAATTGTTGACAGCTTCATCACCTACCCCGAAGGGAAGCTTCTTCCCACAAGTTAAAAAAGCATGACTGCTTCGTATTCTTGTCGGGTCATGTCACATAGTGTGACTGTTGTGTTCTCTTGATGCATCATGGTTTATTCGGCCTGATTAGATACAACGAAGTCTACAGAGAGGAACTCTAGAGTCTTTGTTGGCGTCAAGAAAATTTTTCCACGAATGGTTCTGTTTTGAACGTCAGCTTGTGTCGTCGTGGATGTGTCAATCCTTACTAGAAACTTCTCTAGACCCTTTTGGTCTTGAATCTTCTTTAGTACGGGATTAACAAGCTGAGAGAAGCGAGCCAGCGTCTCTTCACGATTTGGCTCAAACAACATTCTGTTGGCAATGGACTTAACCTTGCGGCGAATGTCGATAAGAAGTCTACGAACGTTTACACGCTCAAGTGAGCTGTCCGTTGCAAGCAAGGTCTTTTGACCCCAGACAACAACTCCGTCAGATCCCGCAAAGGAAACGAGAGGGTTGATGTCGAACTCTTGCAAGGAGTCCATGTTTGGACGAGACAGACGAAGGGCTGCTGCGTCTGTTGTCTCCAGTGCGCCTCTGGTGAAACCAGCCGGTGCGAACCACGGAAATGCCACTGCGTCATTCTTAGCAAAGGCGCCAAGAACTGCCACAGAAGGAGGAACCTGACGGGTTCTGCCCGTGAAGCTGTCTCTAAGGATTACATCTGGGAAGTAAGCTGCGCCGAAAGAAGTGTTAAGACCTCTGTTGGCGAAGGTGTTTCCTGTGTGCCTTACGCTGACATTCTGGCTGCTGGCCGTAACTAGCGTGTTGGTTACGTCATATTCGTCGATGTCCATGATGTACACGGCGTCGAAGCGGTCTTCCGTAACAAGGAGAGCCTTGTCGGTGATGATCGTGTGACGAATGCCGGGAACAGCTAGAAGCTGAATGTCTACTTCCGTTGCGTCGGCCATGATGTCGAGGGCTCTGTCGTATGAAACAACAGAAGGACCGTCGGTGATGCCACGGCTGGCAAAGTTCATTTCCTCAGTAATAGAGTCGTTTGTAATCTCAGACATCTTGCGGTCTTGGATGTTAACGCCGTCGTAGCCGCCGTGCAAGAAGAACGAGAACTTGGCAACGTTTCTTACTGAAGAGTCTGTCAAGTCAGATACAGCTAGAGACCTGCTTGTTGAAGTTCCTGTAATGTTTCCATCACGAACATATCTCCAGTCAGAGATCAAGGTTGTCTTTACTGCGTCGTCGCTGTCGATAGCAACACGAACGTTGGCTAGCGAGAATGCGTTGTTAAGGAACCTGTCGGCGTCTAGGACACCATTTTCAGCCGTGTCGGCCGTTCCCTCGTTGTTGCTTACAACGACGTTTTGGAACGTTGTGTGGAAGTTGGGGAAATATTTGGTCAGCGCAAAAATGTTCTCTTCGGGAGCGTTGCTTGAGTTTGGCTCAGATGCTGAGATCTTCTTCTCAAACTGTACGCCCCAGTAAAGACCAGAGTCTGCTGTGAGGTTCGGAGAAACTCCACGACCAAGGTGCTCTCGGAGTGGAACAGGGATTTGGACAAGGTCCTTGAATGGATCTGTCTTTGTGAAGTAGTTTGTTGCATCAGAGTGCGTCGGCATCGGAGCTGAACCAGAGGTTACAAGGTGAGGTGCGCCACGGAAGCCAAACGGAACAGCGCTCTTGTCAAGCTCTGCGTTTGTTACCTTGTCGGACATCTCCACACGAATGTACCTGGAAAGGTTCTCATAGGTTCCTTCGGTGATGACCTTCTGCTTGCCAACTTCTGCATCGAAGTTGAAGAAGTTCTTCGTGTCACCAATAATGCGAGCAATATACTGTTGCGAGTTTGGATCGAGATTAACGCCTCTCCAAGCCTCAAGAACAACCTTGTTCTTGTCGTTGTCGTTATAGTCTCGGATGATCAAGTCAAAGCGGCCATATGGCTCAGCGTCTGTGCCGGGAACAATGTTCTCAATTGAGAACTTCATCTTGTTGTTTGGCTCGGCGCCGTCACTTAGAGCAGAGATCTTAAAGAGATTTTCGGCGGTTCCACCGAACTTCTGAGAAACAACGTAAACAGACTCGGCTACGGTGTACCTGTCCTCAAAGTTTTCGTAGTTCGGAACAGTTGCCGTACCAACGTTTCTGTTTTGAGTAGAGTTGATCAGGAACGCAATGTCCTCGGAGTTTGCTTCGCCCTCTGCTCCACCTGCGCCAGAAATCACAGCGACGATGCCAGAGCCCGTAGGAATTGCAAGAGCTGGGTGAATCTTGTAGTCGGCGTATAGAAGGTGACCAGCCTCTTCTGTCTTGAAAGGATCTGTGTTGAAAATCTTGTCAAGGTAGTTGGGAGCGGTCGGGTCAAAAGAAGCCGTTAGGGTGTTCTTGTATGCCTGGCTGTCTGTGTTGTTGAATCCGTGTTGCAACAGAACAAATTCTTGGCGGCCTTCCTTTAGGTTTACGGATCCTGTTACGGAGGTGGCAGATGCTGCGTTGCCTGTGGCGCCCGCTGCGTTGTTGTTTACGTGAGCTCCGGAAAGACTCAAGAAAACGCCAGAAGCGGCCATGAGAATGCCACGAAGAACAGGCGTGCCTTCGGACGGCTTTCCTGCGTCTTCAAAATAAGTTGAAGAGCCAGACTGCTTCATGAAGCAACCTAGAAGATATGTGCGTCCTTCGTCACCGTCACCAGCCGTGGTTACATAGGTGTTGTCACCAAAGCCACCGCCTGGACGTTGTGGAAGTTGTCCACCAGCAACGAAACCTGCGTTGGCAACACGGCCTGCGTTGGTTCCGCTCTCTCTGGTTTTACCAGAACCAGCACCAAGGACTCTCAAAAACGTTAGGGCCTGAGAGTTTCTTAGCCATTCAATTCCAGCCATGGGAGCATTCGCTCTGGTGTCGGAAGGCAGGCCAAAGTCAACAACGAAATCTTGAGGCGTTGCAACGGTTGTAGGAACGAAAGCAGGGCCTTTTTCAGCAGTTCCAATAACACCTGCTGGAAGCCCAGCAGGCTTAATGGAAGTTGGGCCGGTGCGGTTTAGAACCCGTGCCGAAACTCCTGCGCTTTTGTAGCTGATCTCTGTCATTTATTATTCCCTATGTTTTCCCTTATAACTATGCCGATTATGAGAACGAGACACCACTTCGAGTAATAATGAAGTCGATTGCCACAAATTCTGCAGCCCTGGTTGGAACTAGGGTGATTCTGCAGTTGATTCTGTTAGCATCACGGTCTGCTGCTGTGTTGTTCGTGTTGTCGCAAGTAATCTTGAAAGAATCGATGCCTCTGCGAACCTGGATTGTAGACAAAACAGGTTTGATTTGAGACTCTACCTGTAGCAGTAGGTCCGGTGTAACCTGCTCCCAAAGGAGCCTGTTTCCGATGTCGATGACCTGACGCTTAACGTCGTTAAGCATTCTGATCACGTTCACGCTTCCTAGAGCGCTGCC